TGGTGCCGGCATCACGATCAAAGGCGGAACAGATAAAACCATTGCTTATAACAATACCAGTAACTGGTTAGATGTATCAGAAACATTGAATCTAGCAGCAGGCAAAGCACTGTATATTGGCACCACCAAGGTAATAGATGGTAACAGTCTAGGATCTGCAATTACTAGCATTCCAGGTGTTACCGCGTTCGGTACACAAAATGTTGTTAACATTGGTCCAGGTACCCCGCCAGTCACACAAATGAGATTAGAAAATCATAGAATTTCTACAGTGTCGTCTAACTATGATATTGAATTAGAACCAGATGGCTCTGGCAATGTGGTGTTAATAGGTTCTCCAAAAATCACCGGCCTAGCAGATCCCACAGCTGCTCAAGATGCCGCTACTAAAGAATACACTGACAATAGGATAGAATCAAGACCTTTGATTTTTTCAATTGATTTGTCTGATGGTAAATCTAATACCTATATTATTGCTAATATCTTAAATAATCTTGCTCCAGTTAGTGAATACAGATCACTCACGTATGCAAGAGTATTATGCAGTTTGATCAGCAATAATGCACAAAGTCTAGAAATTAATTCACTTCCTCCATCATTCTCAACAGCATCGTTCCAAACTGACGGATTCGGTGCTACTGGTCTAGCATTAACAAACGTTAGCTTTCCTCCAGCTACTATCTCAGCAGCTAGTGTATCTGTGACAAGAATTATCAAACTGTTTCAAATAGTAAGTGGTGTGTGGGCACATCAAACTGACACAGTGTTGCCCCCATAATAGACCTAGGAGCGAATTAAATGTCGTATATTATTAACCGATTTAACGGTACACAGCTAGTAGTGTTAGACGATGGTACCATAGATACTTCTACCAGTGTAGGGCTAGTGGGTCGAAACTATGTGGGCTATGGTGAAACACAAAATGAAAATTTTGTGTTCCTCTTAGAAAATTTTGCCAACACAGCGCCGCCTTCGAGACCGATCACTGGACAGATTTGGTTCAATACCACAGACGACACTGCCTATGCATATGATAGCACACAGTGGAATCCCATTGGGTCGGCCACAGTCAGTGCCACTGAACCGCCTAATACCAATGCAGGGGCCTTATGGTTAAAAACCCCAATTAATCAACTATTCACTTACACTGGCACAGAATGGAGATTGATAGGGCCCGAGTCAGTTGAAGGATTTCTTTCTACTAAAGCAAGATCGGCAACTATAAATGATGTCAACGGTACTGCTCGGCCTGTGATATTTTTAGAAACCAACGATGTTCCTTTGGCGATATGTACCAGTTCAGCTTTCGTAGTTAACAGCAGTAACAGTGTTGCAGGATTTGACAACAATTTACAAGTCGGTATAAACTTATCCTCTACAGCTAAAATCAATGGCAGTGTCACGGGCAATGCAGCCACAGCCACTCAATTACAGACCGCGAGGTTAATCAATGGAGTACCGTTTACCGGCGATGTAGACATCACTGTCAAAAGTTCTACAACAAATTACCTGAAAAAAGGTACCTATATTCTTGGTTCAGATTTTGATGGCAGTTCAGAAATCACTTGGAGTGTAGATGCGACATCTTCTAACAGCATAGGTAAGGTAGTTGCACGAAATTCAGAAGGTGGATTTTCAGCTGGCACTATCAGTGCAACTTTTGTTGGCGACGTTACAGGTAATGTTACTGCTAATAGTGGTATCAGTGTGTTCAATACTGTACAGGCTAATCAATTTGTTGGCGCTCAACTCAGCGGCAATGCATCCACAGCTACTAGATTAGCCACAGCAAGAACTATTAACGGTGTGAATTTTGATGGCACTAATAATATCACAGTCACAGCAGCCGCAATTACTCTTACTGGTACGACTCTAAACAGTGGTATAACACTTTCGTCTCTTAACCAAGTAGGAACATTAAATTCGTTGAATGTTGCAGACACTGGTATTACTGTAGGCAGCGGTAGTCAACTTAGAGTATTTGTTGATTCTAGCACACCAACAATTAGATCTGCCACAGGACGTTTAAATTTTGACATGGGCACAAGCGGTCCGGATGTTAACTTTGTTGATTCTGCAACTTCATTGGGCCTTGGTGGACCAAACGCTCCCGCTATCATAGGCGACAACACAACTAATCTTGGTATAACAGGATATAAATTCAACGGCATTTATGCCAACGATTTTTTTGGCAACGCTACTACAGCTACCCTAGCAACCACAGCTACAAACCTTCCAGGTGGCGGAGCTGGTTCTATTCCTTATCAAACAGCAGCTGGTACAACTACTATGTTAGGATTAGGCACAGCCGGATATGTGTTGAAGGCACAGGCTGGAACTATTGTCTGGGATGCATTATCTACGGAACAATTAACCAAAGGCAGTTATGTCAACATGGTTAACACAGCTACCAGTGCTGCTGTGGCCTCCTATAACAGTACGGTTGCGGTGACACTATCAGTAGATGCCACAACAACTAATACTGTCAGTAAAGTTGTTGCACGTGATGCCAGCGGCAATTTTGCAGCAGGAACTATCACAGCTAATCTTGTAGGCACAGTTACAGGTACAGTTTCTGGAAATGCAGGATCAGCAACACAGTTACAAACTGCAAGAACCATTAACGGTGTATCATTTGATGGCACACAAAACATCACAGTCACTGCCACTGACAGCACTAAAGTAGCTCTGGCAGGCAGCACTATGACTGGTTATCTTACACTGGTCGGTGCTCCGGTGAATGACAATCATGCTACTACAAAAACATATGTCGACAGTAGATTACCTCAATATACCTTTGTCAGCGGCCAACAGTCTAGTACCTCGGGATTTACCAATCAAGTTGGTAGTTTTAATAACGGAGCTAATTTCTTTGACGTTTTTCCACCAGTCGGAAAAAGCATGGCAAATATTATAGGATTTATCCCTTCTATTCATGCCATATATTTTGCTGGTGGAGTAAACGGAGACGACAGTTTAAGATGTCAGTATTCGTATCTCAGCGATAGGATCAGAGTATATGTACAAAATACAGAACAGAGGAATACACCAGCAGCAAACTATTTGGCCATTTGGAGTTAATCATGCATTATATCTGTATAGAAAACAATACCGTAGTTGCGCTATTAAATTATCTACCCAGTGTTCCCAGCACTGTGATTGTGCAGGAAATCACAGATTCTCAAGCCGAACAGCTTAGAGCACAAACACATAATTTTGATGTTGCTAGTAGAACTATAATAGCTGTGGCTGCAGATGTAGCAGTACAACAGGCACAGGATCTAGCAAACGGACTAGAGCGTGAATTTTTAAACAGCACAGATTGGAAGATTCTTAGACATATCAGACAAAAAGCACTGAATATCACCACAAGTTTAACAGATGCAGAATATCTACAACTTGAGCAACAAAGACAGGCCGCTGCTGCAAGAATAATATAGCATAAATAACAACATACTAGGAATATTACAGCATGTCATACGAAGTTAATAAATTTAGCGGTGCGTTTGTAACATCAGTAGCAGATGGCACAATTGATACCACTACTGATTTGCGATTAGTGGGTAAAAATTACGCAGGCTACGGCGAAGTGCAGAATGAAAATTTTGTTCATCTACTGGAAAATTTTGCAAATACCACCGCACCTCCAAAATCTATCACAGGTCAGATTTGGTTTGATACTTCTACTAAGAAATTAAAATATTATGATGGCGCAAGATTCAAAGTAGCCAGTGGAGCTGAAGCCAGTGCATCCGCACCCAGCGGATTATCCACAGGTGATTTTTGGTGGGACACAGGTGCAAAACAATTGTATGCTTATACAGGTACTGACTTCACACTGGTAGGCCCCATTGCTAGTCCCGACTTAGGCAACAGTATTATTTCTGCAGCAGTGGTATATGGTACACTGACCACAGCCGAAGGTCCACATACTGTACTCAAAGTGATCACAGACGACAAAACTGTGGCCATAGCCAGCAAAATAGCATTTACTCTTGACAATACCAAAAATCCCATTGATGATTTTACAGTAATTAAGAAAGGTATTACACTGGCCAAGTCTCAAACAGGTGTAAGTTCAGACGATTTTAAATTTTGGGGCACTGCTTCAAATGCAGATAGACTAGGCGGGTTCACCAGTGATCAGTATCTTAAGATCGGTGAAACCGCCTTCACATCTGAAGTCAACTTTACAGATCCTGGATTTCAATTAGGTGACGGCAACGATCTTCGAGTTAGAGTAGAAAATGGCGATGAGGTGATCGTAGAAAATCGCTTAGGCAATAACATCACATTCAGAATCACAGTAACAGAAACCACAGACGAGCGGGATATAGCTATTTTAACACCTACTGGAGTTATCCCGGGTGATACAAATACCTACACTCTCGGCACATCTGCACTAGTATGGAGTAATGTGTATGCTAATACTTTCACTGGCTCTTTGGTAGGTGCAGTCACAGGCAATACCACTGGTAGTCACAAAGGCAATGTGTTGGCCAATGACAACGATGTGATCATTAATGCTGCTACTAAACAAATTGGATTTGCTGGAGCTAACATAGTAGGAACACTCACAGGTGCAGTGATTGGATCTGCTAGTACTGCTGCTAATGCGGGTCAGTTAAACGGCTTAGACAGCAGTGCTACAGTTCCAGGATCAGCAGTGGCCACAGTGGCTATACGTAACAGCAGTGGTAATCTTGTAGCCAATCAGTTTATAGGTATAGCTGATAATGTGGACAGAACTTTTATTGATAGAACAAATGCTCGAGTAGACCCAACATGGGCAGACGGCACAGCCAGTACACAATATCGCACAGCCCGGTTAACAGCTACAGCGTATAGTATTGTTGCTAGAGATGTTAGTGCTAATGTCACTGCAAACATCTTCAACGGTACAGCCACAGCAGCAAGATATGCAGACCTAGCTGAAAAATATCTTCCAGACCAAGAGTATGATGTTGGTACAGTTATGATAATTGGCGGAGAAAAAGAAATCACTGCGTGTTCGCAAAATCAACGTGCTATAGGAGTTATCAGCGATAATCCTGCATTTATGATGAACAAAGATCTTGAAGGCGGTGTGTATGTGGCCCTCAAAGGTCGGGTCCCAGTTAAGGTCATTGGTCAAATTAAAAAAGGACAAGATTTAATTGCTGCAGACAACGGATGTGCTATGTTGGCACTATCAGATGCCAACAGAGTATTTGCTGTCGCTCTCGAAACCAGCGATGACGAAGGTATTAAAATAATTGAAGCGTTGGTGTTGTAATGACTATAGGGACTGACATCTCTTCAGCGCAGTATGTGACCATACAGAACAAAGCTCAGTCCTTGATTGGCACAGGATCAGCTACTAGAGGTTACGGGCAGACTGTGCAAAGTTCCGATGTATTCACAGGAAACATAATAACCAAAGCACAATGGGATTTGCTAAGATATGATATTATCAATATTAAATTTCATCAAGATGGAGTATTACCCGAAATAGTTACTGTAAATGTAGGTGATCCTATCGGATTTGGAGCAAGTTCGCCTAACAGTAATTATGATACATTATTAGAAACAGCTATCACTAACCGCTTTCAAATAGCAGGTAGCCAGTCAGTTGTGAGCTCTGCTGCTAGTCAAACATATTCAAGCTCGTGGTCTACATCGTTGACAGCCACGTTGACCTGCACATTTTCCACAGCTGATGAAGCAAGATATTTTTTCAACAGCGGTGGTAAAGTAAGATTCACTACCGCTCTGAGTGGCGGTTCGTCTACTCTACAGATCAATGCTTGGACTAATTTTTTAGCCAGCGTAGGTACACGGTCGTTTGGAGCTGACACAGGGGTTGTTAATTATTATACTCTCACCAACAGTTTTCAAACCTATGATCAAGTTGCTGTTAGCGCGGCATACCAGTACACCGCTAATAATTACCGACTAGAAGCACGTACTAACGTGCCGAACAATTCCACAGGCACAGCTACACAGTTGTTCTTAAGGGTGACACTTACTGACGGCTACGTTGATCTCGGTGCTCCAGCGCCTGGAGATCTTGTCAACGGGACATTAACTATAACTGCATCAGAACTCAAAGCTGCAGGACTTTTACAACCCAGCGGTACTTTCGCAGTGGTTAGCCCTAGCTATTCATTTAGTGTGGTCACGGCCTCTTAATTAAATAAATATCCCTATGCCAGCTGTCAATAGTAAAATCGTACAAGCAGATTACAATGATATCAGAAACAAGATAGTTGCTGTGTTGGGCAACGGTTCTGGAAATTCAGGTTACGGACAACAGGCTAGGATCAATAGCGTTGCTGTAGCAGAAGGTCAAAAAGTCACTATCAATGAGTGGGCCAATCTTAGATTTGACATCATCAATGCCTACAAGCATATCAACGGTGTTAATCCTACTACAGCGCAAGTAGCTGAAGGAAACACAATCAGATACACGTCATCATTTACTCCTGATACCGGCACACTAGATGTGCCGCAGAAACAGTATGATGATTGGGCAAATAATATCACCACAACTAGATTCATAGTAGCCGCAGGAGAAAGTGGCACAACCGCTGCTGTGTCGCAATCAAGAACCGGTTCGTGGATTACACAAAGTTCTTGTACTGTAACTTTTTCATTTCCAACTGCGAATGCCGCAAGATATTTTTTTAACAGTGGCGGACAGATACGAATTTCTTCGTCAAGAAGCGGAGGTGTAACATCTAATCAAAATACTGCATGGACATCATTGTTGAGTTCAGCAGGCACACAAAGTTTTGGAGGCAATAATCCCGGCACTGGCATATCTCCCAGTAACGGTTTAAATTGGTATCGAGTTACAGACGCATTTCAAACATATTACACAGCCACAGCTTCTAGTCCATACGGTTCAAATAATTGGCAACTACAGGCTAGATGTACAGGCGGTGTAACCAACAATAGCACAGGAACTGCTCTTTCTGGAGAAATTCGTGTGTTGTGGAACGACGGTTATGTGGATCCTGCCACTGGACCGCATTCACCTTCGACCATACCTCCGGAAGATTTTGTTGACGGCACATTAACTGTGTCTGTATCCACTTTATTTGCCACAGGTATAATGGTTCCCAGCAGTACAGTATTCACAGTCACTAACCCTACAATAGCTGTCGGCGCGGTTACCGGCAGTTAATTTCCCCCAGCAAACTCTAACTAATAAATAAACTGCACAGTTTATTTAGGAGACCGCATGCAAGAACACTTCGCCAAAGCTTTGGATTTTGCTAATTATCAACAGACATTTTCTATTCAGAAAAAAACTCTCAAAGAACGTTCAGAAGCTAATCTCACGTATGGCACTAATGGCGGTATCTTTCGCATAGACAGAGATCTGTTAACTTTTGTAGAAATCTTGATCAATAAGGGTAGAATACATTCAGTGGTGTTATTGGATATCAATCAAAATCCTATACTCATTGACGATCTCACAGTGTTCCGTGATCAAATATTTGATAGATACTTTCAAGTAACCAATGAATATTTTGAACATTATCAAAATATCAAAAAGAGTAGATCTGTAGAAAAATTATTAGATACATGAAACAAGGAATATTAATCTACGCCCATAATACCCGCGCAGTTGACTATGCTCTATTGTCAGTGATCAGCGCGGGTCTGGCTAAAAAACATTTGTCTATGCCGGTTTCATTAGTCACTGATGATTCTACCATATCATGGATGAAACAGTCTCAAATATTTCATCTAGCTGAAAAAGTTTTTGAAAACATCATTATAGCTGATCGACCTATTACTAACAATCAAAGGCGACTATTTGATGGTGAAAACAGCAGCACAGTACCATTTGTGAATGTCAATAGAGATACTGCTTGGAATCTTACCCCATATGACAGGACTCTATTAATAGACAGTGACTTTTTAATATTTTCCGATGTTCTCAACAAATACTGGAACATAGACTGTGATTTATTGATAGGCGAATCTATAAATGATATTTACTGCCAAGATAGAATGAAATATCTTGATAGACATGTTTCAGATACTGGTGTGAAATTATATTGGGCTACTACAGTGATGTTCACAAAAAATCAAAATACACGATTATTTTTTGACACAGTTAATCATGTTAAAGAAAACTATAGACACTACGCCGATGTGTTTAGATTTGATCATCGGCAATTTCGAAATGATATTGCTTTTAGTTTGAGCAAACACATATTAGATGGATATGTTGAATCTAGTCTAGGAATATTACCACCGATTTTATCTGCACTCGATAGAGATATTTTATATGAAGTAAATGATCAACGTCTAACATTTCTGATAGATCACAAGTTAGACAACAATTATTGTGCTGCATCAATGTCCGGAGTTGATATCCATATCATGAACAAGCAGAGTATTATTAGAAATCAACAGCAATTATTGGAGATGATATGAATTTTGGCTATTTGCTTATCGTATCACACAGTGATACTGTCGACTATCTGCAATTGGCATATGGTCTTGCTCTCAGTATAAAAAATACACAAAAACCAGGATACGACAAAGTAGCACTGGTAATAGATGATGTAGAAAAAATCAACGAATTAAACAGTCCTTGGGTTTTTGATCATGTAATTGATTGGGATGAGCAGACATTTTGGAATGGCAGATCTTGGATGGATCAGTTATCACCTTTTGAATATACAGTTTGTTTAGACGTTGATATGTTGTTTACCAGAGATTATAGCCACTGGATAGATTATTTCGTCGAAAATTGTGACTTGTATGTAGCCAATAAGGTCTATACATACAGAGGTGATATAGTAACTGATCGAAGTTATAGAAAAACTTTTGATGCGAATAATTTGCCTGACCTATATTCTATGTGGACTTTTTTTCGTAAAGATACAACACTAGTCAAACATTTCTTTGATCTTGGCAGAGATATCATACAGAATCCGGTGGAGTTTGCAAATATTTTTTTAACAGCACATAAACCAAAAATCATGGGCACGGACGAAGTATTTGCTCTAGCTGCACAAATACTAGACATAGCAGATGACATTGCCTATCCTTTAGAATTTCCGAGACTGGTACATATGAAACCCCTTGTACAGAATTGGCCGTGGCCGGCTAATAAATGGAGTGATCATGTTGGTTTCTATCTCAATAAAAAAGGTCAATTGAAAATAGGTAATTATCAACAGAATGACATAGTTCACTATGTGGAAAAAAATAAAATTGACAGAGAGCTGACCCATATTTTAGAGGAAATAGCATGGAAACAATAGAAGATTTTGATAAATGGTTAGCTGAATACAAACCCCCAGAAGTGACTTATGTTGCAGTGTTTGACCCTTCAACTGGTAAGGTTCTCAGTGTGGGGCCTGACTATGCATTTCCTGATCAAGACAATCAAGTACCAATAGATCGCGAGTTGGCACAGAGCATAATTTCAGCAGAAATACAAATTGAAAAATGTTTAATAGACATCAACTCAGGAAAACTTGAAATAGCAGAAATACAAACTCTAAATAAATTAGACGACGTATTACATAGAATCATTTCTGTTGGATATACTGACATAATCGATCCTGATGTGTATTTAACTTATAGTAAAAAAGATAAAACTTTAAAAATACAGTTGTCGGCTGAATTTGGCGGAACTAAAAAATATAAAAATCAAAGAAGTCCTAGGAACATAGTTTGGGATGGTAATACCACTATGGATTTTTTGATTACTGGGTACAATGATCCCAATGAAATTTTACAAGTAGTTTCGTTGACTATTAATGAACTTGTAGGTAAAACAATAACAATTAAAAAAATTAATTATCCTAAATTTAGTGTATACACTAAAAGGTTATTCAAAAAATATGCGATAGAGTATAGATGAAAATAATAGAATTTGACGTAGTATTTTTAAGCTATGATGAACCTAATGCAGATCTGCACTATGCTGATTTATGCAACAAAGTTCCGTGGGCCAAACGTGTTCACGGAGTCAAAGGTAGTGACCATGCACACAAAGCCGCAGCCAAATTAAGTGATACAGATTGGTTCATTACTGTAGATGCTGATAACATTGTAGATCCTAAATTTTTTAATTTAGACATTGATATGAGCGATCCAAAAACACAGGTATACTGCTGGTGTGGCCAAAATAATGTCAACGGATTGAGATATGGCAACGGCGGTCTAAAACTCTGGAACAAACAGTTTGTTCTTGATATGAGAACACATGAAAATTCTACAAGTGATCGAGCACAGGTAGATTTTTGTTGGGAAGATGGATACCAGCATTTTCCTAGTGTGTATAGCACTAGTATAATTACGGGATCTCCATTTCAAGCATGGCGAGCCGGATTTCGTGAAGGTGTTAAGATGACCTTGCTTGACGGGGAAAAGGTCCCCCCACAGGAAATTCGAGAACGTATTTGGTGGCACAATGTACATAGACTGAGAATGTGGAGTACCGTTGGAATGCACGAAGAAAACGGTAAGTATTCGATCTTAGGTGCTCGGCTAGGAACATGGATGACTAATTGTACCGATTGGAATTATGTAGATGTTAGAGATTTTGAAATCCTCAGGAATATCTACGAACAAAATATTAATCATACATATATAGAAGAACATGCGAAAGATCTGGGATTAAAAATTAAACATCAGTTAGGATTAGAATGGCCTTGGCTAGATGCACAACAAAGCAGATACACCTTAGATTTATACAACGAGACTATTAATTTAAGTTTAACTTACTATCGGCATACACACAATGTATGATATTTTTTATGTTTCTAAAGCTAACGGCAATGATACAGACTGGGCAGTAATAAAGTCTAAGTATCCTCTTGCTCAACGTCTTACAAACATAACATTATACGAAGAAATAAGATCCAAATCATTTACTAAAATGTTCTGGGTTATCTGGGACGATATAGATCTAACTTCATTTAATCTATTAGATCATAAAGCTACTAAATGGGACGACATGTATGTTCATGTGTTTAAAAACGGTGAACATTATGACGGTATCTGTTTAATTCCTAAATCTATATTGATTTCGCAGCGCGAGTTTGATAATAGATTTTTTATCTCTAAAAAAGAAATAGACATTGTTGCTAGCATACCTAAAAAATTTGATAAATTTAATATATCGACCTATGACGAATACCTTAATGCAATCGATTGCTCTACAACAGATATGTTTTGGGCAGTCTGGCCTGATATAGAAATTAATTCAAATTTTAAATTTGATTACAAAGTACCTAAGCACAATTTTAATATTGTTCATGTGTTTAAAAACGGTGAGCATTATGATGGTATTTGTCTATTCCCTAAAAATGTTGTAATATCTCAAAGAGAATTTCACCATAGATTTTTTACAGAAAAAAAAGAAATAGACATAGTTGCAAGCACCCCAAAAAAATATAATGTATATTCTCCTAACACATTTGAAGAATATCAAAAAATAACAGATGAAATGTTTTGGTTAGTATGGCCGGAAGTTACGGTGATAGATACTACGGTTTTTGACATGTATTTTAGTCATCATAACAGTTATGATCGAAAAATAAATCATGCATTTAAACATATTTTTAACGGCAAAGAGATTACAGTGAATAGTTTAGTTCTGCTTTCAAAACAAATGCCGATAAGCCAACGAGAATTTTCTCATAGATTTCTAATTGAGAAAAAAGAATACGATAGGGTAGTGTCCAAACATAGATTATATGATGTTGTTTTTATATCTTACAACGAATCTAATGCTGACAAAAACTACGAAAGATTATTAGAGAAATGCCCTAGAGCAAAACGTATACATGGAGTAAAAGGAATTCATAATGCACATATCAAAGCAGCAAGTATATGTGACACAGATATGATATGGATCGTTGATGGTGATGCTATAATTGAAAATGATTTTAATTTTGAACTAGTTTATTTTAGCTACGGATATGATATAGATTGTGTACATGTGTGGAGAAGTCGGAATCCTATCAACAATTTAGAATACGGGAATGGTGGAGTTAAACTGTTACCTCGTCAACTAACATTAGATATGGATGTTAACACATCGGATATGACCACAAGCATATCTAAGAAATTTAAGGCCATGGACACTATATCTAATATCAACGAATTTAATACTGACGAGTTTACAACATGGCGATCAGCATTTAGAGAATGTTGTAAACTAGCCAGTCGAGTAATTGAACGGCAGTTCGAAGAAGAAACACAACAACGTTTAGACACCTGGTGCAATGAGGGATTAGATAAGCAGTATGGAGAATATGCAATAAATGGTGCTATAGCTGGAAGAGATTACGGATTAAAAAATAAAAATAATCTAGAAGCACTAAAAATGATAAATGATTTTACTTGGTTAGAGGAACAGTTCAATGAACGATGTAGAAAAGATTAAAACATTTATACCGATAATGAATGAAATAAGTCCTACGTTTTGTATGGCTAAATGGCATCATACTACTATCTATCTACAAACAGGAGAAACGCACAGTTGCTATCATCCCGCACCTCACAAAATACCCCTACAAGAAATACAGATTGATCCTAGTGCATTACACAACACCACAGAAAAAAAACTAGAACGGCTTGAAATGCTTAATGGTGGCAAACCTAAAGGTTGTAATTATTGTTGGAATATAGAAAAACTAGGAGACGATTATATATCGGATAGAAAAGAAAGAAATGCTACAATATATACAGATCAACGTTTTGCACAGATAAAAAATGGTGACTGGGATCAAAACATAAATCCCCAGTATATAGAAATATCGTTCGGTAATGAATGCAATTTCAAATGCGGTTATTGTCATCCTAAACACAGCAGCAGCTATTACAAAGAAATCAAAGATCATGGTCCTTACACTATGGTTAAAAATCATCGTAATGATATTGATTGGTTTAAAATTCACGAGGAAGAAACTAATCCTTATGTAGAAGCATGGTGGCGGTGGTGGCCTGAAGTTCGCAAGACATTAACAATACTGCGTATCACTGGAGGTGAACCTCTGCTACAACAAAGCACATGGCGTCTTTTAGATGATCTAGAAATAAACCCATTGCCGAATTTAGAATTAAACATCAACAGTAATTTTGGTGTAAAATCTATATTGATTGATAGACTGATTGAAAAAATAAACAATTTAGTTAATACTGGCAAGATCAAAAATTTTAAAATTTTCACAAGCATGGATACTTGGGGAGCTCCTGCAGAATACATCCGTACAGGATTAGATTTAGAATTATGGGAAAACAATCTAGACCGTTATCTCACAAAAACCAGACTGCCAGTGACTTTTATGATTACATTTAATATACTTACTGTAACGAATTTTCAAACATTGTTGGTTAAAATTCTAGAATGGCGTGAAAAATACAACAGCAGTGATCAAGATAAACCACAACGAGTGAGATTTGACACACCGTTTCTCAAAGAACCTCTGCAGTATGATATGAATATTCTACCCAAAGACGAATTTATGCCTTACATGAAAAATCATCTAGACTTCATTTTATCCAATATAGACGATAAAAATCCCAGCAAATTCAGCAACTTAGAGTATGAGAAATTCCTAAGAGTTGTAAAATACATGGAAACCACGGTCTATACCCCAGAAAAGATAAAAGAAGGTCGTAGAGACTTCTTTAATTGGTTTACAGAATATGATCGAAGAAGAGGAACAAATTTTCTTTTAACTTTTCCTACCTTGAAAGATTTTTATAATAATTGTAAAAACTATGAATAACACTTTTTGTTTGCAACCGTGGATAGGTATACACGCCTGGCCTGATGGTTCAGTATTTCCTTGCTGTATGTACGATTCGGCCAGCCCATTGGGGAACGCCAATCATGAAAACATTAACGAGCTAGTAAACAATAGCAATTATAAAAATTTAAGAGAACAATTATTAAATGGTGAAAAACCAAAAGGATGCAATCGATGTTATACTTTAGAAGCATCTGGTATAGAAACATTGCGAATGACTACTACCAAACAGTACGAAACAACTCAACAACAAGTCATTGACTCTAGAACAAATCAAATGCAAGATGTCAAATATCTTGATATAAGATTTAGTAATATTTGCAATTTTAAATGCCGTACGTGCGGGCCCGAACTTAGTAGTAAATGGGGACAAGAAATTCCTTTTATAACTGGCGGGTCTGATCCAGGGGTAATTCAGATTCCAAGGAATAAATTTTGGGATTATTATGAGCAGGCATTAGCTACAGCCGATGAAATAGTTTTTGCCGGTGGCGAAGCTTTAATGCAAGAAGAACATTATGCCGCTTTACAAAAACTAATAGAATTAGAAAAATTTGATGTCAGTTTGTTTTATACCACAAATTTATCAACGTTAAAGTACAAAGATACTGATTTATTCGAATTATGGAGTAAATTTTCTAATGTAAAAGTATATGCTAGTTTAGATGCATCGGGTAATAGAGCAGAATATTTAAGGAAGGGTACTGTATGGAAGAACATTATTGCTAATAGAAAAAGAATCAAACAGTTATCAGGATGTCAGTTTTTTATTACTCCTACTATCAGCCTATTTAACGTATGGCACTTTCCGGATTTTTACAAAGACTGGGTAGAGCAAGACTTATTAGAGCCTGGCAACATTAGGTTGAACATTCTCACTCATCCGCAAAGACATCAGGCAAATGCATTATTAAATAAAAATTCTATTATCAAACGTTGGCAAGATTTAATAACTTGGATAAAAGGAAAAAATTTACAAGAAGAAATTGAAAGTCAAATTATAAAACAATTTGAAAGTGTTATAAATTTCTTAAAAACAGATCCAGAATCACAATACAAATTATTAGAAAAGTTTTTGTATGTAAATGAACAGATTGATGATATTAGATTAGAAAATGTATTTTCAGTGTTCCCTGAATTAAAGAAACATATAACAAATCCTACCATTAAGTCTGAAACTTTTTGTGTTTTTCCTTTTTTCAATCTAAACAGCAACACCGACGGTAGCGTAAAGTTGTGCTGTAATATTAGAGAAAACTTACATATAAAAAAGACCGATGGTACAGAATATAATCTCGGTTCGGATTCAGTGGAAAGTATTTGGAACAGTGAACACATGAACGAAGTTCGTCGTAAAATGTTGTTTCGGGAACAGGTAAAAGAATGTAAAGATTGCTACCGACATGAAACACTAACAGGAAGTAGTAGTCGAACACAGAGCAATAGACAGTATATCAACGATATCGACATTCACAAAGCAGTTAATAATTTTTTAGTTAAAAAAACCGTACCAATAGACAGTTTGAAAAGTTTAGAATTAAGATTAGGAAACACCTGTAATTTGACTTGTAATTCCTGTTGGGGATATAGTTCTAGTAAAGTAAATGAAGAAAGAATTAGGATTCTCGATAAAGAGAAAACAAATTTGTCCTTGAACACACTTTGGAAAGATGAATATCAAGTTCCAAAAAATATTAATCGTTGGTATAAAACTCAACAATATGAAAAGAATATAGAAACTGCGGCAACTAATTTAAACAGAATATATTTGACTGGCGGCGAACCTACATTAATTAAAGAAAATCGAATTTTGTTAAAAAATCTTATCGAAACAGATAACACAAATTGTTTTGTGAGTTTTACAACTAACGGCACGACAGCTGATAGTGAGTTGTTAAACTTAATGAAAAACTTTCCAAGAAATGAAATACAAATAAGTATTGACGGAGTTGGCGATCAGGCAAACTATATTAGACATCCTATTCAATGGGATGATTTTAATCAAAACGTTAAAAAAATTCTAGATATAAACTCTATCAAGATAGTGTTTTATACTGTATTGAGTGCGTACAATTTATTTTCATTATCCGATATTTTGAAGTATATAGATCAAATAGCTGAATCTAGACCAGTTGGTTGGTATCCAATTTTTCTTGATAACCCAAGTTTTCTTAGAACATCAATATGGTCACAAACCATTAGAGAAACAGCAGTCGATCATCTTAAAACTGAGATTGAAAAATGTAAAAATTTAAAATTATACGTGGGACATGAGGTTTTTGAAAAAATGTATGATTATTATATGAATGATATTCACACAGGTTATCAGTTCACACAGTTTTTAGAGTTTAATATGATGTTAGACAAACACAGAAAAACAAATTTCAATCACACTTTTCCGGAGTTATCTTGTCTAATCTAATTGCTATACGCCCAACTGAAAGTCCATATGTATCGATTACATGGCAGGTAAACAATTTTTGTAATTATAGATGTAGTTATTGTAATGAAGGAAACTGGAACGGATCTCATAGAAATGAGAATAATTTAGATATACTATTGTCTAATTTGAAGAATATTTTAGATCATTATCGTTCTATTGGATATGTTAATTTTAAAATTTTTTATAGTGGAGGGGAACCTACAATATGGAAAAATTTAATTCCTGTTTCAAACTTTTTCAAACAAGAGCTAAAGAAAAATGTTACGTTAGGAATCAATACTAATCTAAGTAGAAAATTAAACTGGTGGGAAAAAAATTATCATTTGTTTGATGATGTAGTTGCAAGTTATCATCCAGAATTTGCTGACAAGGATAATTTTTTTAAAATTGCAGAATTTTTACAGGATAAAATAAATTACCTTTGTCTACGTATGATGATGCTTGAGGATAAATTTGACGATATGATTAGCTTAGGTTTAGAAGTAAAGCAGAGATTAAAGAACTATAATTTGGAGTGGGTTCCTTTATTAGATGAGATGAGTGTTAATGCTGTTCCTTGGAATTACACTGATCCTAGAATAAATGAATTTTTTAAACACAATAGTTTTGAAAGTTACACATCAATAGACAAACCTATGCCGACTGTAAATCTATCATGCACTGAACATTATGATGATGGATCTTCTAAGATTATAAATAGCAATAGATTAATAGCAGAACAACGTAATTTCTTTAAGGGTTGGAGATGCAATGTTAATGAATCTATTTTTATAAGTTCTACAGGAATTATGAAAGCAGCAAGTTGCGGACAAGGCCCTATACTAGGAAATGTGTTTTCGGCATTTGATATAAATTCACAGGCTGTAATTTGCCAAAAAGATTATTGTCATTGCGGTACAGATATTTTAATTACTAAAGAAAAATGACAAGAAAAAACTTTTGTTTATATCCGTTTACAGCTTTCAGTATTGATAACGCTGGAAAAACACGAATATGTTGTAATAACGATGCTTGGGATAGAGTGTTTTTAAATAAGTCAATATCTGAACCAGATTTTGATTTAGATAAAGAATATAACAATCCTTTACACAAAGAAGTTCGACAATTTATGATTGAAGATCGTAGACATCCTAGTTGTAAAAAATGCTGGGAAATTGAAGATCAAGGACAGGTATCCTGGCGACAATGGTTTAATGAAAGTTTTCAAACCGACAATCAATTGGATGATTGGTTAGCTAAATGTGAACCAGATGGAACTATAAAAAATTTAGAATTTTTATATTTAGATATTACTTTTGGCAACAGATGTAATCTTAAATGTGTTATGTGCAATGGATATAATAGCACTCTATTTCTAAAAGAAGAATATGAAACTAAACAGATTGATGAAAAAACATATAAAAGACTTATTAAACTAGATTGGTTTAATGATACGGCAGTGTTTGAAAAATTGTACGGGTATATTGCAAACGTTCAAAGAATACACATTGTAGGCGGTGAACCTTTGATTATTGAACATCAAGATTTCCTAAGAAAATTAATAGAGTTAGACGTAGCCAAGAATATCACAATTAGTTACAATAGTAATTTAACTAAATTGCCTAGGGAAATTTTAGAATGCTGGAAAAGATTTAAAAAAGTTTATCTGTGTGTAAGTGTTGATGCTTATGCTGAACTAAATGAATTTATACGTTATCCTATGAAATGGGATAAGCTCATCGCAAATTTA